AGAGAATAGCTTTTTTAGATTATCAAATATTGCCATTAGATTATTTTATTAGATTTACTTCTATTTTCTGCTTTATACAATGGTTGAACGTTTGTATAATGAAAGGCTTGTTTTTGTTGTTGTTTATTTGTCATATCAAAACTATCTATTGGAAGTATGTGATCTATTTCCCAAACATCTCCATGGTTATTCCAGTTCATATCACTATTCCATTGATTTTCTATGTGTTTTTTGTATTCACTTATTTCACATCCAATCAAATCTTCTACTTTTCTGTTTCGAGTTGATTTAGATTTTTTTATTATTACTTCGTGCATTCTTACTCTCAAGTGTTTTTTTATTCGGTATTGAATATCAGTTTTACATTTTTCTTTATCTCTTTCAACTGCTCTTTTATTTACTAACTCTCTATTATTTAGAGTCCATTGACGAGCTCTTTCTATTCCTTCTTCAGTATTTACTTGTGCTATATTACAAGATTTACATATACTATCTACTCCATATTTACCACCTTTATGTTTATGGAAGTTATCAATATGTTTTTCTTCCTTACATAATCTACAAACTTTATGATTTTCAGTAGTTGACCATGGTCTAGTTTTGTATTGGTGCTTTGATTTTCGATATTCACTATTACACGATTTGCATATTTTATCAGTTCGATGTTTCGCCATCAAATCTTGATTTTTTTCAATATTACAAACTCTACATATTGCCATTCTATTGTATAGTAATAAATATTGTTAAATAAGCCAAGTCAAATCCATCATTTGTCCATTACCCATATCCATATTCCATTGACTAGCTGCAGGATTTCCATTTCCTGATCCTATTCCTTTATATGAACCTCCATAAGTTCCTGGTCCTATTGTTGTAGTAGATTTTCCCATATGTTCTAAACTTGCTATTGTTAAAGCATCTCCTGTTTGTTTATACTTTAAACTTGTGTCTCTTAAAAATAAACAAATACTTAAAGCCATAACTAAATCATCATTGTATCCACTTTGAGCTTCAGCTCTACCATTTTTCCAAATAAATGTTCTTAGTTCTTCTAAAGTACGTTTAGAAGGAATAGTAACTGACTTTTCATGTACGTAACTAATCATTTTACTGATAACTAACGGTCTTGTTTTTTGAGTAGTACTAAATCCAGGTACCATTCCTTGACCTGAGTCATATTTGTTTAAATATAGTTCTACGTTAGTTAAAGCGGCATCTTGTCGAGGACTATAGTAAAGATTAGGATACTGTCGTTCAACAGCGGTTTGTACAACATCCCACCCTATATTAGAGTTTTCTATTACTAGTAAAGCATTATTATATTCTGTTGCTATTCCAACTAAAAAATGACCATAATCACGAGTTCCTATTTGACCTTTATATTCAGCTACTTGAGTATTGGATTCTATGTCAAAAATATGAAAAGCACTGTAGTCTTTTCCATCTCCTCTAGCTACGTCAGCTACTACAGCATATTGTTTTGAATAATCTGGTCTTTCATATATCCATAAGTTATTGTCTAAGCCTCTTCGTTCTACAGGTTCTTGTGTTTGAGACAAGTACCAGTTTAAAATAGCTGGATCAATTGCTGTGTCTCCCGAAGTTGTAAAATCACAATCACATTCTTGTGCTGCCATTCTAGGACCTAAGTCAACGTCTTGTTGATCTCTCCATGATTGATCTCGTTCAGGATGAACAGTCCAAGGCAAACGAATAGGAATAAAGTTATTGTGTCCCTCTTCTGCTTTTACCCATGTTCTGTGAAACCAGTTTCCTGTGCCATAAGGAGTAGACATTGCAATACATCCACCACCAGTTGCTAAGGTTTGTTGAGCTGATACAAATACTTCTTCAATGTTATCAATAAACGCTGCTTCATCTATAAGCAATAAAGATACTGCTTCTGAACGTGCACTATCACCTGCTGCTGATACTGCTTTCATTTGGCTGCCATTAGCTAGTCGAATACTTAATTTATTGTTTTCAACTGATTTTATTTTCATCCAACTAGGTAAATTGTCATAGCCAAACTTTACCTTAGTTACCATGTTTTTAGCAGTGTCTGTTTTGGTTGCTATACACAATACGTTTTTATCACTGTTGAAAAGCATAAGCCATAAAGCATATGCTGAGCTTAAAGTACTAATTCCTAATTGTCGAGACTTATTTACTATATTGAACTTATTCTTTAATAATAAACGTAAAACACTTTCTTGGAAAGGATACAATGTAAATCTAACCCTACCTCTAGTAGGATGTTGAATCATGTAGTATTTTTTACAAAAATAAACAGGATCCTGTTTACACTTAATAAGTTCTTGTTGAATTGCTTCTTTAATAGATAACTGTGGGTTATCTTTTATTTGATCGTTTTGATTTTCCATGACATACCTCCTATAATAGATGACCCTTGTTGACTAGTTGTTACACCTAAATGAAAGATATGGTCTTTTTTATCTTCATAACTAACTAGTCCTGACAACCCTAATCTAAGAGGATCTACTAAAAATCCTGCATTGAGTTGTCTAGATTGTTCATAATAATGATTAATCTCTTTTTCTATTGTTTTTGTTATAACTGGGATTTTATAGTTAGATTCTTTTTGACGTTTTGCTATTTTATTTTCTGTTACTATATCATGATATGCAACAAAACCAAAACTATCTATTAGTAAAGTATCGTTATAGTAAACTTTACTGTAAAAGTCTTTCAATATAGATGCTGTATCAACAGGTAAGTATGTAGTGTCTCCAGGTAGTATTTGAGTAGGACCTGGAGTATACACAGGTGTTTTTTCTACTTTAGTTTTCCAAGTAGTATCATATTTTATAGTTATAATAGTATCTGATTTAGATCTACTAGTACTACAGTTTTTTATTTTAGAGAAAGCTAAAATAACTAATATAATCAAACTAATATACTGAAATACTTTTAATTTCATATACCCTTTTTAAATCTTGCTACAAACTCGTCATAACTTTCATTTTCTAAATTTTTTTCATCAAGTGCATTTTTCTCAAAAGGAACAGCTTCCTTAATAGGTTTTTCGTATTTAGATTCCATGTAAGCTTGTGGTGTAGCTTGAAGTTGTTTTACCATTTTTCTAAAATGGTCATTGGAAAAATCAATAGTATCCATATTTACATTTTAGTATAAATATGATCAATTATTGTTTTTATGCGTTCTTCAGTTGTTCCTTTTACACACAATAAATTTTTAGGTGGAAATCTTTCTAACAGATTTGTGATTTGATAATCAATTTGATCTCTATACTCACTATTTGTTTCTCTTACACCATTGTTCTCTATATCAACTCCTTCAGGACTAACATAAATAACTAAATCATATTCATTAGCTAAATGCATAGTAGTATGTTCAAAGTCATATTTTTGATGATCAGGAATACTTTTTGCTAAAGTGGTAAATGCACAAACATCCCAAATAGTTCTGTCTGTGATGATGTCAGGGACCATTAGTTCTGTTGCTCTTTCAGCTAAAAATATGATTTGACCTTTTAAAGTTGAATCTGTATTGAGAGGAATACCTAAGTTCATTAAGTATTTACTCCTCTCAGTAGCAGTTTCATAGTTTTTGAAATAATCTTGTGCTCTTAAAGCATTAACTAATGTTGTTTTACCAACAGAAACAGTACCTGTTAATCCAATTTTCATATTATTTACATTGATTGTTCGTATCTTGGATCCTTGGAAGGAGGAATGCCATTAAAATCTCTTTTAGCTTCTTCCCATTGTTCTCTTGTCATTTGTTGACCAAAAAGATAGTATTCTGGTTTTTGTTTTGAGTCTTTTGGATAAGTTATAGCTGGGTCCTCCCATGAATGTAATACTCTCCTTTCAGGATTATTGAAATAATAAATAATCCTTCCATCTGGTGTTTTTAATTTTGTTGTTTGCATAACTGTATTTTGTGTATAATATAATAAAAAAGGCTTGGTTTCCCAAACCTTAGTTTATGAATTTTTTATTTTAATTTTTATACTTTATCAATGCAATCTCTCAATGCATCTTTTATAGTATTTCTTGTTAATTTACCTATATATTTTTTTCTGATTTTATCTAAATCTGATTCTAGATTTTTCATTAGTAAATTTATAGATTCTTGAGAAGAGGATGATGTTTCTTCTTTTAATGTAGAATTATTAGTTATCTTGTTTTCTACTAAATATTTTTTTAAATCAAAATTATCCATGATAATAAATATATAAAAAAATTAGAAACTGACTATATCACCATGAATATTATCCCATGAATCCTCTTTTTTAATTAATTTGGAAACAGATAATATTCCTTGTGCTCCTGAAACTGTAATTCCTCTTGCTGATAAAGCATCACCTACAAAATGAACATTTGGATATTCAACTAATGCTAAATTACTATGACAAACTAATGGTTCAGGTGCAGCGTATTTTACTTCCGGAATATAAACTCCCCAATCATCTTTAAGTGTTGGAAATACTTTTTTCATATCCTCAATAAAATCCTCTATATAATTCCAATATTCACCCATAACTTCTTTTACACCATCTAAGAATTCAATTTGGAAAGCATTAACTTCTTCACCTTCAGATGTTTTAGAAGGAATACGAGAGGGAGAATAATACAAACCTCTACCTCCAAATTGTAATTTATTTACAACATTACGTGACCATTCAAATGGATTTTCAATACCATTAATTTCCATTAAGATACCAAAATTAGTCATATCATTTCTGTATTTTGGATCTTTCTTAGCATGACCATTGTAAGACAAATCACCATAAGTTTTTTCTACGGCAACATAAGCAGCATTATTATTTGTACAAAATGAACGTAATGAAACACCTTTATCATCAAACTTACGATACAATTTAAAATCATAAGAAATATCAATTAATTTTTGAAAATGGTGTTGTGGTGCTTCAAAGCGAACTCCCAACTGCACTGATTTAGGTTCAGTTTCTAATTGATATTCATCTTGGATTTGTTGAGCAAAGTCAATTCCTGATTTACCTACACCAAAAATCAATTCATCATATTCTAAAGCATATTGTCCTTCTTTACCTTTAATAGTATGGTAAACTAAACGAGACTCAAAGTCTATTTTATATACTTTTTCGTTCCAAACAAAGTTAACACCTTTAGACACTAAATAATCGTACCAATTTTTTCCTATTTCATGGAGATAATCAGTGCCAATATGATATACTCCAAATAAGCGAAGTCCGAAATATGGTTTGATAAAATTAGGTTCTTCTGTTGGGTTTGAGTACATGATAGCTTCTGGTTTGGGATGGAAACGCTTTACCATTTCTATAACTTGGTCCATAAGATCATATGCTTTTTCTTCACCAACGTACTTAGACAATTGACCGCCAATAGATGTATGATATGTTAATTTACCATCACTCCA